CGATTGTTGGTGTTGGATTGCTTGTTGAGAACTGGGAAAAACTCACAAAAGTCGTAAAGGATTTCTTGGGCATTGAAACGAAAGACCTCAAGGCCGTATCCGAATTAGCGCAAAGGCAGGTTGAACTCGCAGAGGCAAGAGGCGAAAGCGAGGCAAAGGTTCAGAATCTCTTGATGGCTGCTTACGATGCAAGGATTGCAGCAGCCGAGAAAGAAGAAGAGCGAGCGCAACTGATTCACGAGAAAGAGGTCGCAAGGTTGACTTATCAAACCAAACTGCGAACCGATGCAATAGAAAAGCAGAAGAAAGATGCAGAGGATTTAAGGGCGATGGATTCGGCAGCCAGTCAAGAAGCCGAGAATTTTCGCTTGGCTAAAATTGGCAGGATAAACGATGAACTCGAAAGGGAAAAGGCTTTGCGAGATGAGAAACTTGCAATCCTTCGGGAAGAAAAGGCACAAAGGGAAGCAGACCTCAAAAAGAGATTCACGGATTCGGACGAGTTTGCCAAAGCCTATATTCTGCTGACCGAGGAAATGCGACTTAAAGAGCAAGGCATTGCCGAGGATAGTGCAGACAAAATTTCAAAGATTGAACGCAATCGTAGGCAACAGGACTTGCAGATGGCTTCCGAGGCCGTTGGTGCGCTTGGTAATTTGCTGACCGCTGGCTTGGGCAAGTCCGAGAAAGACCAAAGAAAAGCCTTTGAGATAAACAAGAAGGCCAGCATGGGTCAAGCCCTTATCAATACCTTCATGGCCGTAACCGCTGCTCTGACTGCTGGAGGGAACCCGATTAAAATTGCAAAAGGTCGTCAGTTCATTGACGCAGGTATCGCCCTTGCGACAGGCTTGGCGCAGGTCGCCAAAATCAGCAAGACCCAATTCCAAGGGAGTTCGGCAAGTGGAGGCGGTGGAGCGTTAACTGCTGGTGGTGGTGAAGGAGGCGATGTTGCTCCTGCTCCAATCTTTGCTAACCCTCAAACGACCATGCTTGGAACCGATGGTGCTGCAATGGGCCAAGGCCAAGGCTCATCACCAATGCGAGCCTATGTTGTGGAGAGGGACATCACCCAAAGCACTCGCAGGGTTCGGAGGTTGGAGGAATTTGCAACTTTGGGGGCATAGGACATTTACCACTATGGAACTGCCAATATACCGAATGACCGTGGACGAGGTGGATGAAGGGGTCCAATTCGTGGCCCTGACCGATATGCCAGCGATTGAACGGCCATTCCAAGCCTTCGCAAAGACACCACAACGCTTTAGCGAAACAGGCGAACGCAGGGTGCTGACCGGGCCGCTAATGCTTGCAGATACTCCCATCTTTCGCAAGGACGAAACCTACGGGGAGTACTACGTTGTATTTGACAAAGCGACCATCCGCAAGATAGTCCAAAAGTATTTCAAGCAAGGCAACCAGCACAACGTCAACGCCTACCACAATGCCGAACTGGATGGCGTGTTCATGTTCGAGTCATTTATAACCGATGCCGAGCGTGGCATCATGCCTCCCAAGGGCTACGAGGACACCCCCGACGGTTCTTGGTTCGGCTCCTTCAAGGTTGAGAACGACGAAGTTTGGGACAACCGCAATCTATTCCGGGGTTTCTCCGTTGAAGGCTTGTTCGGGATGGACAAGACCGAATCCGAAATGGAGGTCGCACTCGCTGGCCTCGCTGACGAATTAACCGCTTTTTTGCAACATATCCAACCCAACTACAAATCCAACTAACTATGAACCTGAAAAACGCAATCGAATCCCTGCGAAGTGAACTTCGTAAATTCAGCACCCAAAAGCAGTCCTTCGCTGACTACAAGTTGACCGATGGCACGGTTGTCCGTGTGGATGGCGACCTCGTTGCAGGTACTGCCGTTTACGTTGTAGCCGAAGAAGGCACACTTCCTGCGCCCGATGGCGAACACGTCGTCGAAGGCGTTGGCACTATCAAGACCGAAGGAGGCAAAATCGTTGAGGTCATCGCTGCCGAAGTAGCAACCCCGGTCATCGAGCCGTTGCCCGTTGCTGCTGAAATCACCCCCGAAGTGGCCGTTGAGGTAACCGAAGAAATCAAGGAGGCCTATCCTGCCATGACCCCCGAAGTTGTCGAGGCCATCGTCGCCAAGCACCTCGGAGCCATCATGGACGAACTCAAAGCAGCATACGCTGAAATGGGCAAGATGAAGGAGAAAATGTCTGCATTCGCATCGCAGGTTGAAACCATGGCCGACATCGTCGAAAAGGTTTCCGAACTCCCAGCCGAAGCCCCCAAAGCAAGCGGTTCCGCAATCGTCGAGCAACGCAAGGCTCAAGCCTCGCAGAACTTCAACGCTCTCGCACAAGCACTACAATCACTCAAATCCAAAAACTAAACCCCTAACCCCCCCCCACTAACCATGGCATACAATTTTGGCAATTTAGTTGCCTACACCGACCAAGAGAGGCTTCCTCTCATCACCAAAGCGGTATTCTCCGCTCGTTCAGCAGCCCTGTTCACCAAGCAGGTGGGCATCAAGTTCGCTGCTGCTCTCAACCTCATGGACACCGATGCCTTGATTCAAGGCGGAGATGTTTGCGGTTACGCAAGTTCAGGTACGACTACATTCAGTCAGCGGAATATCACCGTTGGCCGTATGAAGGTTCAAGAAACCCTTTGCCCTCGTTCCTTGGAGCAGTACTGGATGCAGACCCAGTTGACCGCTGGCTCTACCTACGATGGTGTTCCTTTCGAGCAGGCTTTCTCCGAGCAGAAGGCTCTCCGTATCGCTGAGGCTTTGGAAAATGCAATTTGGAAGGGCAACACTTATTTCAGCGGTGTCAACCAACTCTTGAACGCTGCTTCGGGTTCTACCATCAGCGGTAACACAGGAGCGGTATCGGCCTCCGTTGGTATCACCACAGGCAACGCAATCGCCATCTTCGACGGCATTTACAACCAAATCCCACAGGCCATCCTGACCAAGAATGACCTCGTAATCTTCTGCGGTTGGGACAACTTCCGTACATTGCTTGGTGCTTTCAAATCAACCGCTAACGTCCTGTATAACCAAGTTGACTTGGCTGGCCTTGCGGATGGCGATATTATGTATCCCGGCACAAACGTCCGTGTCATTGCAGTCCCCGGCTTGACTGGAACTAACCGCATCGTTTCGTCTTACCTCGGTAACTTCTTCTACGGGACCGACCTTTTGAGCGACGAGGAGCAGTTCTCAATCTGGTTCAGCAAAGACAACGATGAAGTCCGCTTCCAAGCAGCCTTTAAAGCAGGTGTCCAAATCGCTTACCCCGACTTGGTTGTTGACTTCCGCTTGACCTAATGTGTAGGGGGGAGGGAAACCTCCCCCTGCTTTTTGTTCCTTGAAACTTAAACCCCAAATACACATATGTCCTGCGCACTAACAACTGGTTACACACTCGGCTGCCGTGATTCAGTCGGTGGCATCAAAGCAATTTACGTCCAAAACTGGATTTCTACCGGGTCCTGCAACGCTAACCTTTCAGGTGCGGTTACGGGGTTCACCGGGTACAATGCAAGCGGTTTTTTTGAATACGACTTGACCAAAGCCACGTCATCCATGACCGAAACTTTGAATGCAAGCATGGAGAATGGCACAATCTTCTACTCACCGGAGGTAACATTCACCATCAACAAAATGCAAGTCGCAGTACGCAATGAACTCCGTTTGCTCGCTCGTAGTAAAGTCATCGTCATCGTTCAAGACAACAACAGTCGTTACTGGTTGCTGGGTGCTATAAATGGCCTTGAGGCAACCGCTGGAACCGCTGGAAGTGGTACTGCATTCGGCGACCGAAACGGCTATGAAATAACGCTTTCCGGGATGGAGCCTAACCCGATGTTCCTAATCGAGTCAACAGTCTTTACACCATCGACTACGCAGATACTCGGTTCGTAGTATCTTCGCATCAGGTTTTCATCACTGAGGTTTGAGAGGGGCAGTCAGCAATGGCTGCCCTTCTTATTTTTACGGCCATGAAGATTTGTATCGTTTACAACGCCCATCCAACCGGGTGCAGTTACTACCGCCTCGAAATGCCGAACGCTTACCTTGGCGACAACTACCCGGAGTTCGACTATGTGTGCGTGGAGAACATCACGACCATCAGCGACGAGGGATTGAAGTCCATTGACCTGTTCCTGTTCAGCCGGCTTTGGTGTCAGGGGACAATGGAGCAAGTCGAAAATGTTTACAAAGCCCTGACCCAATACGGAGCGAAAGTCATCCTTGACTTGGACGATTATTGGGTGCTGGAATCGGGCCACATCATGTACCGCCACTATCACCAAACCAAACTCGCAGAGGTCATCCGTAAGCACATCAAATTGGCTGATTGGGTAACTTGTACCACCGAGCATCTTGCTGCTCGCATACGGCCTCTAAATGCGAATGTGAGCATATTGCAGAATGAGCCTTACGAAGCGTATCAGCAATTTATTCCCAACCCCGAAGAAGAACCCGACAAGCACCTCGTCAAGTTCGGTTGGTTCGGTGGTGCGCAGCATGGCGAGGACATGGAACTGCTACGAGAAGGGATGCAGAAACTACGCTGGGACGCAAACCTTGACGGCAAGTATCGCCTCTACCTTGGAGGTTGGAACGACAATAATCCTGTTTATGAAGGCTACGAGAAGATAATCAGCGACCAAGGGAACAACCCGAACTACGGACGCATTCAGGCAGCGGATATTTACTCCTACGTCGGGGGCTACAACTTCGTGAACGTAACCCTTGCACCGCTCCGAGATACCAAGTTTAACAAACTCAAGTCCGAGTTGAAGGTGGTCGAGGCAGGGTGGATGAACAAGGCCATCATCGCATCCGAAACCATCCCTTACACCGATGTCATCCGACACGGAGAGAACGGGTTTCTCGTGCCTTACAACAAACCCAAGGACTGGTACAAGTACATCAAGCAGTTGATTCTTGACCCCGACCTTCGCAAAGCCTTGGCTGATAACCTCACGGCTGACATTAAAAAGCAGTTCAACGTGGCTGAAACCGCCAAGAAGCGGGCCGAACTATACAGGCAGATTGGGCGCAAATTGTGAAATTCGGGGGCATCGCACATTTACAAGCAGATGCTTTACCTGAACCCTGACACGACCAACACCCTGACGGTTACTTGGACCGAGCGAGCCAGCACGGGGGACCGCTACATCTTGCGACTCACGAGCATTGCCAAGAACACCACGACCGATTTCACCCTGCTGAAATCTGCCAACCTTTCCAACTATACCAACCGCTATGACCAATTTTCGATTGCCGTGGGGTCGCTTGAAACAGGCTCGTATAAGTATGAGGTTTACGATACCAATAGCACGGTTGCCGCTGCTTTGGCGGTCGTTGAAACGGGCTTGGCTTTTCTACAAACCGCAACGATAGGCTTCAACACCTACGCCAATTCAATTACTTACAACACCTATCTCGCATCCAGCGTGAGGGTTTTCGATTCAACCTTTGACCAATCCTTCGCATGAGCGTACAAACGAGAACGCAACTCCAAACGAGTGCTGCTACCATTACCAACGAAACCGCTGCCGGGGCGAACACCGCATCCCGTGTGGGCGGTCTATTTGACGACCTTGCAGACACCGCCACGCTTGACCGAGAGCGAGGCTTTGCGAACCTTTACCTCGATACCGATACGGCTTTCACCCCGACGCAGGGGCAAAGGGTCAAGTTGACAAGTGCGATGAAATCAGGCGTTTTGTCAACCTACAATTTCTCACGAACTACCAACTCGCTAACCTACACAGGCACAACAGGGGCAACCCTTCGCATCGCTGCATCCATGGTCTTTGCGCAGGGCAACAACCACCAAGTCAAGGTTTACATAGCCAAGAACGGCACAACGATTGACCAGTCAATGACTGACATCACAACGGCTCACACGAACGGCCATGCGGTTTACACGGAGGCCTACGTTACGGGTGCGGTCAACGATGAATTTGCCATCTACGTCAACGCAATCGATAGCGGTGCAAGTATCGCAATTTCAGCCCTTTCATTTACCATCCACACGCTATGAGTAATAAATCTACTCAACACTTCACCCAATGGCTTGGGATAGAACATAAGGTTCCTGTAATGCTGGAGAATAGGTCCGGCAAGTACATCACCTACGGCTTTGCGAACGAATACCCCTACTACCTGCTTGACAACTATCGCAGGAGCAGCAAGCACAACGCTATTGTCAACGGCAAGGTGAACTACATCATGGGCGGAGGGTGGCAGGCAGGCGACAACCTGACCGTAGAGCAAGAGGCTCGATTCATCAAGTTCTTCGACGGACTTTCCAGCACGGAGGACTTAAACGATATCACGGAGAAATTGGTCCTTGACTTGGAGTTATTTAACGGATTTGCGGTCGCAGTTACTTGGTCCAAACTTGGCACGATTGCGAAGATGGAACACGTCCCGTTCGAGAAAATCCGTGTTGACAAGGAGGAGAAGATGTTTCAGGTGGCCGATTGGTACAACGATGACATGATGCAACTCTTCCCCAAAGTCGGGGACATCGAGAAAATCCCTGCATTCGACCCGGAGAACCGCCTCGGTAAGCAGTTGTTCTACTATCGGGTGTACGCTGCTGGCGTGAAGCACTATCCTTTGCCCGAATACATCGGGGGGAACGCTTGGATTGAGGCAGACGTGCAGGTGGCGAACTTCCACAACAACAATCTGCGCAACAACTTTTGGGGCGGTTACTTGATTAATTTCAACAACGGCATCCCGACCCCCGAAGAACAGGGCGACATCGAGCGTCAAATCAAGCGTAAGTTTTCAGGAACGGACAACGCTGGTCGCTTCGTGGTTACCTTCAACGACGACGCAGCCAAGGCTCCGACGCTGGAACCGCTCACTCCGAGCGACATGGATAAGCAGTTCGAGATACTGAACAAGGCCATTCAACAAGAAATCTTTATCGCACACCGTGTAACGAATCCAGCGTTATTCGGTGTCAAAACCGAGGGCCAACTCGGAGGAAGGACTGAATTAGTAGAGGCCTACGAGTTATTCAAGGCGACCTACGTCAACGACCGGGTCCGCAAAGTGGAGCGGATGATAAACTACCTCGGTTCATTTAATGGCGTGGAAGGGATGGAGTTAATTCCTACCAACCCCATCACGGAGCAGTTGAGCGAACAGGCTCTCCTTCAAGCCATGACCCCAGCAGAACTGCGAGAAAAAGCGGGTTTGCCACCGATTGAAATCAAGACCGAATCAAGCGTCCAAGACGTTATCACGGCTATCAATTCGCTCTCTCCGTTGGTTGCCAACAAGGTCTTGGAATCTATGTCAGCAAACGAAATCAGGGCCTTGGTGTCCTTGCCTGCAAAGGCAGAGGGTTCGGGTCTTGCAGGGGAAACGGCAGCCGTAGAGGTCAGCCCTGAACCTACTGCACCGCAAGGCTTGGCATCGAACGACAACATCAAGAAACTATCGGGCAGGGAGTACCAAAACCTGATGCGAATCGTGCGTCAGTATATGCAGGACAAAATCACTCTTGAAATGGCTCGGACCATGCTCTCGGCTGGCTTCGGTCTATCAGCCCAAGAGATTGACACGATGCTCGGAGTGCAGTCCCAAGAGTTCAGCGAGCCTCAATGGGGCCAAGATGACGATGAGGACTACGGATGGGGCGACGAAGAGTTCAAGGTCTTGGAAGTAGTTGCAAGCAAGTTTGGGAGCCATGCAGACGATTACCATGTCATGCACTCCAAGCCGATGCGGTTTGACACCGATTTAGACGACCAAGTGCGACAGGCCTTTGCTGAACTGGGCGAAGAAGAGAAAGAGTTGGACCTGAAGATTGAGGCGTATCGCAAGAAGAACCGGGACGCATCGGTTGAAGAAATGGCAAAGGAGTTCGGAGTGAGCAAGGCGAAGGTCGCCAAGCGTGTCGCCTACTTGATTACCAAGGACCGCTACCCTATCAGCCGGGCCGTGGACAAGATAGCCGAGCAGAACCTTCCCAAGAATGTGAAGGAAGTCGCAGAGCCAGTCTTGGAAGTGCGTTACAAGTATGCATGGGCCACGGGTTTCAGCAACAAAGACAAAGGCTCCAGTCGTGAGTTCTGCAAAGTGATGCTTGACTTGGCCGGGCAGGGCAAGGTTTACACAAGGGAGGACATCGACGGGATTTCTGCAATCATGGGATATTCCGTTTGGAATCGCAGAGGCGGTTGGTATCACACGCCCAGCGGAGTGAATAGACCGCAATGTCGCCATGTATGGGAGCAGCAACTCGTTATCCGTAAAGGCAATAAAATCAGCAAGGCATGAAGGCACTATTCATAAGCGAAGAAACGCTACTGGACAATAGCATCATCAACGAGAACGTATCCTACACCCAAATCCGTCCAACGGTTGTCAAGGTGCAGGAGATGCGGATTCAGCCCATCGTTGGCTCTCCGTTGTACGGGGAACTCGTCAGCCAAGTGGTCAGCGGTTCAACGTCTGCACTCAACCAAACGCTGCTGGAGGACTACATCCAACCTGCAATGATTCAATGGCTTTACTACGAACTGCCCATGGTGTTGGCCTTTAAATACATGAACAAGGGCATGGTTCGCAGAACAAGCGAAGAGTCCTCCCAAATGAGCATGGAAGAGATTACCCGGCTGACCGACAAAGTGAAGAACGATGCGGAGTGGTACTCCGAGCGGATTACTCGCTACCTGATGGAGAACCGCAACTCCTATCCGCTCTGGAACTCGCCTCCATCGGCTTTGGATACGATTTACCCGAACGCTACCAACTACCGCACCGGGATGGTCTTGGACCGCAACAGGAGGATGGGAATTAGCAACCTTGACTACCCCTACCCTTACGGTCAATTCGGGGCGTGTAATGACTGCTAACGATGGGCGCACACAAGAAGAACATACTGAAACTGCAAAACTATGTCTTGGATAAAAATCAAGCAAGCCCTGCTGGACCTTGCCAACAACCATCCGCAAGTAAACTCGTTCGGAACAGGGGACCCGTTGGCGATAGGAACGGACAACACCATCAACCTGCGAACCCCAAGCCGTGAGCGAATCGTCTATCCGCTCGTTTTTGCGGACGTTCAGTCTGCAAATACTGACGCTGGTACTTTGGACTTGGTGGTTGGGGTATATTTTAGTGATAGAGTTGAGTCCATTAAACCGATGGGCGGAGTGGTTTCGGGCAGCCCTACGCTGGGTTGGCAGGACAACGAGGATGAGGTCCTAAGCGACCAACTGCAAATCGCACAGGACTTCATATCGTCGCTCACAAACGACCCGAATGAGGACTGGACCCTCTCATCCAACGTATCGCTTACAAGGTTCGTAGAGAGCCGGGATGACCGCACGGCAGGGTGGCAGGCGACGATGACCTTTGAAATCCCCTATGGTCATTCAGTTTGTGAAATTCCAAGTTAAAAGACATTTACAATTAAACGCTAAAAAATGCCTACACCCATATTGCAACAAATGCTCGGACAGGGCGGTACGATGGAATTCGTTGACGCTGCCGTTACAGGCAAAAACTACGACTTCCTTGTAGTCAACACCGCAGCCACATTCACAACCCTTACTGGAACTGGAAGCGAGAACCTGCTAACCGCTTACGCTCTTAGTGGCAAATCAGTTTCCGCTGGTATCGTGATAAGCGGTCGCAACGGAGGTAAGATTACGGCCGTCACTCCATCCGCAGGTTCAGTCATCGGTTACACCTTCCTCTAAGATGCTGATAGGCTACGGCTACGGCTACCCGACCAATATGCTCCAAGGCGGAGTCGCTGCTGGGGTGTGGGCCTTGTTTAACGCAAGGGCTACGACTGACGGTGCAATCGCTGCCGAGGCTGCCGTTAATGGCTGCCTGTTCGTCCGATTCGCTGCAATCTTCAACTTCTAACAATGCCGACACCATCGCTGATTTTAGTACCTGCACGATTCAAAACAGGCAAACTCTACACCC